CATGAGTTCCCGGGCGTAAACATGAGCGCTCCATGGCAGTACGACATCGGGCAGAACACCAACCGTGGCCCGGACCCGGATGGCTTCTCAGTATCCCCTTCCTCAGATAAAGATGATGATTCCCTCACAAGAGAAGTCTTGCAGGAGCAATGCTGGTTGAAATTCCAAAGAACTCCCCAGGTCAATACCGCCATCAGAGGTTTAGGTGGGCGCATGGCCGGGTACGGGTTTGAAACAAGCTCAGACATTCCGGAAATACAAGAGGCGATTGAAGAGGTTGAACTCGACCATCGCAATCGTCTTTACAACTTTTGGCCGAAGTACGTTGTGCGCTCCCTAATAGAAGGGGAGCTGCGACTTTGCGCCACAGTCCATGACGACGGGTTCATTGAGATTGATTTCATTGACCCGGCTTGCATTAAATCAAGCGATGGTGAGGACAGCGGGATAATTTACCATCCGAGCAAGACCACCATGCCACTGATTTACTGCATCAAGGACGACGATAAACACATTGACGAGCAAATCCCCTCCATATTCATCGCCCGGTATCCCGAGTTACTGACTATCGCCAAAAAGCAACCGGGTTATTCCGCTGAAGCGCTGAAAGGCAGCCGACGTTCCAAGTTCAAAAAAATTGGTGGCTTCAAGCGGTTCATTATCGAATGGGACAAGTCTTACATCACTAAGCGGAACATTGGGCACGTTCGAACCATCCTTGAATGGTTGAATTACTGGGAAAACCTCAAGAAGTACGAGATCGACCACAAGAAATCAGCCGGGTCTTATGTATGGGCCTTCCAGTTCAAGGAAATTCGGTCATGGATTGAGTGGATGCGGATGTCCGACTCTGACAGAGCCAAGACCGGGATCGCCACCGCGAAAACCCCCGGCGGGTCGCTGGTCCTGGGGCCGAACATGGATGTCAAAGTTTTAAACCCGAACCTTCCAAACATATCAGACAGCGATACGGATATCTTGCAGCAGGTAACAGGTGGGTTGAATGAGCCGGAGGACGTTTCAACGGGACAGTCCAAGGGGACTTTCGCTTCAGTAAAGTCCAGCCGTGGCCCCATGAGCGACCGTATCAGCGATGAGGTCAATTACTTTGAAAAGTTCCTTCGTCACGACTTTTGGAGTGGGGTGTTTTTCCTGAAAAGCGCCGTGAGCAGTTTCCCCAAAATGTTCAAGGTGGAAAAAGCGGTGTCTTTTAAAAATCAAGAGCCTGTCTTCAAGAAAAAGGACGTGAGGCCGGAAGACCTGATTGAGATTACGTTCCCGACGAGCGAGGTAGACGATGCCGAGTCCAGGGCTCGGGCGTTCTTTGGGTCCAAGCATGCTTCTCTGCACGATACCGCCGGTGTTCCTCTTGAAGCGCTTGTTAAGAAAATGGGTCTCGGGAACTTCAGGAAATTGAGGCTGCAATACGAGACTGAAAAGAAAATGTACCCGGAATTGCCGCTGAACATGGATGCTGAATCCATGCAGGAAAAACTACAGGCTGAACCGGCCAGGGATAAGGCGGGTGAGCCGAAGAAGGACGGTTCCGGCAATGGTGAACGCAACAACCAGGGGAGGGGCGGAACACCTCCGAAAGATCAAGAGAAAGACGGGAAAGGAAAGAAAGATGGACAAGATGATCCTAAGCCGACTGGCAAGTAAAGTCATAAACACACCTTTGATGATCCTCCCGGACAAGCTGGACGTTATCCTGGGGGTGCCGAAAAACATCTCGGTTGTGCCGGTCTTTGGTTCCCTGGTTAACCGGACCCACGGTCTGGATGCCATAAGCGGCTTAACCACCTACGACAGCATCCGAAACGACTTCAGGGCCGCGCTTGAGTCCAACTCAGACGCTATCCTGCTGGACATCGACAGCCCGGGCGGGTCCGCCTCCGGGGTCATGGACTTATCGGACGAAATTTACGAGGCCCGTGGTGAGAAACCCATCTACGCCGTGGCGAACGAAAGCGCCTTCTCTGCTGCTTACGCCATTGCATCCGGCGCTGACACCATCTTCCTATCGCGCACCGGCCATGTAGGTTCCATCGGCGTCATTGCCGTTCATCGAGACCAGAGCGCGGCAAACGAAAAGGAAGGTGTCAAGTACACCGCTATCTACAAGGGCGACAGGAAGACGGACCTTAGCCCGCACAAGCCATTGTCGGACGAGGGCAAGGCCATGCTGGAAGATGATGTGGCAGACCATTACGAGTTGTTCGTCAAAACAGTTGCACGTAACAGGGGTATCCCTGAAGCGCAGGTAAAGGCTACGCAAGCCGGTATGTTCATGGGTGAGAAAGCTGTCCTGAAGGGTCTTGCCGATGAAGTGCTTGCCTTCAGCGATGTCCCTTCAAGGATATTGGCTGATTTAAACGTGAACCTTGAAGGAAAGGAGGGAATTGAAATGGCGACCAAAAAAGAAGAGGCAAAAATAGAAAAAAAGGAGGTGAAAATCATGAATGCACAGGAATTGCGGGAGAAGTACCCCGAGATGGTGTCTGAAATTGAGGACGCTGTAAGCACGAAACTTTCTGCTGAGTTTGCGAAGAAAGAGGCGTCAATGAAAGTTGAGAACGGTTCTTTGAAAGAGTCCGTCCTGAAGCTGGAAAAGTCTGAAGCGATTCGGCAGGTACGTGAAGTCAAAGCGGACGCCGATTCGATCTGGACCAAGGCGCTGAACGGGAGCGACGTACCTGAGAGGCTTCACGACAAAGTGAAAGTCCAGGTGTCCCACGACAAGTTCGTAGAAGACGGTCTTCTGGATCGAGCCGGGTTCACTGAGGCCGTTAAAGCCGAGGTGGAAGACTGGGAAACCCGTGGAGCAACATCGCAGGTTATGGGAACCGGGTTCTCTTCGAAGGATGTCGAGGACGAGGGTGCAGCTAAAACGAAAAAAGAAGAAGCGGATGACGAGGCGTTAGCCGAAAGTCTGTTTGAAGCTTCAGGTGGAAAAAGAGAGGAGGTGAAATAATATGCCGTTAGGACAAACTCCATTTATTTTCAGGGGTGGGCAGGAAGACTTGAAAAGGCTTTTCTACTCTGACCCTGATAAAGCATTCGCAAGAGCGATCACCATTCCCGCCGGTTACGGTATTGTAAAGGCCGGGGCGGTCATGGGGATCATAACCGAGAGCACCGACCGGGCAGGGCAGTATGTACCGTACACTGGCTTGGACGCTGCGGGTAATGTGGCTGCCGGCGTTGAGAATTTGTTCGGCGCTGCGTTTCTGACCGCTAACCCGACTACGGGGACTGAGGCCCAGGTTTCCATGGCAGACAGCTACAAGTTTGCTGTGGGGGATCATCTGGTGGCTGGTGACAGCGACCTTTCCAACACGGACCTTGGCGCAATTACCGCCATTGACCGGACTACGTACAGCCACATTGCCGCCATTACGGTATCGAACTCATTTGGCTCTGAAACTGTTGCCAAGGGCGCTGTGATTGCCATCCAAAGTGCGGTCAGCGACCCATGGGTAGCTGCCGCTGGGATTTTGAAAGCTGCGGTAGACACGGGTGTAGGTGAAAACGCCAAAGGCGGCCAGGGGGTCATCGTGATCAGTAACGCCATGATGTACTCAGCAAGCCTGTATAACTGGAATGCGGATGTTGTGACCGACCTAGGTGGGTCTGACAGCTCTCCGTATTACATCTTTTAGACAAAATTGAAAGGAGGTGAAACGATATGCCTATAGGAATCAATGATATTTCGGCGCTTAGACTGACAGTGCTGAATAAACTGGTTACGAAGTACATGAGCCCGCCCAATCTGATTCTCAAGAATATGTTTACGGCTGTGAATCACGAGTCGGACAATATTGAATGGGAATCTCAGATCGGTAGCAGGGGGTTAACCCCGTTTGCCGCAGAAGATGCGGAGAGCCCGGCGGCAACCGTGCCTGGAATCGGTGAGAATTCGGCACACGCGGCATTCTGGAAAGAAAGAACCTTTTTCGGTTCGTCCTTCCTGAACAACATTCGTGAACCCGGCACTGACCGTAGATACCAGAAAGCGGCCAGGACCCTCGGGAACCAGGTCCGGAACCTCAGCAACAGGAGTTACCGGCGGGAAGAGTGGATGTGTGCTCAGATGCTTTGTAATGATGGGTTTACGTATAAGGATAAAAACGGGGTTTACATTACCCTGAACTACGGAATCCCGGATGATAACAAGGTTACCCTCGGAGCGGATTACAAGTGGGATGAAGGCACCAAGCGGAACATCGCTGAGGACATCTATACCGCCAAACAGGCTGTGAGCAATGCAAACGCCGGGGTGCTTAACAGCGCTATCTTTACAAGCGAAGTGCTCAAGCTCATGCTGTTTGACGATACCATCCAAACGCTTTTGTCGAAGTCGAACTTTGGGCAGGGTGATTTGTTTGCGAACCCGACTGGCGTGATAGGGAACCTCATTGGTATTGGGAATATGTATGAATACAATGAGGCGTACCAGATTCGCGCATGGCTGACCACCGCATTAGCGGCAGGAGCAGGTCCGCATACCGTGTACGTTGACTCAACGGTTGACTTTGAGGTGGGTGGAACCCTGATTGTCATGGACTCGTCCGCAAGAACAACCGAAGACTTAACCATCACGGCAGTCAACACCAACGCCGGGACCCTTACGGCGACCGGCACCCTCGCATCTTCTTACAAGGTGGGGGACGACTACGTTTACATGACCAAGAAATTTATCCCGACGGATAAGTTCATCATGTGGGCCGACAATGTTGACGGTGAACCCATTGCGGAGTTCATGAAAGCGCCTCATGAGTTATCAAGAAAATGGGGCCAGCAAATTGACCGTTGGGAAAAGCGTGACCCTGATGGAATCTTTGTGCGGGTAGAGGATAAGGGCCTTCCAGTGCTCTATCATGAGGACGCCGTTTACCAACTGACGGTAACCTAAAAGGGGGTGAATCTAATGAGCGGACCATACCCCAGCCCTGGCTTTAAAAGGCAGGTAGCGGCCAATGACCCATCTCCCATGGTGGGTACGATTTCCGGCGAAGTAACTGCAAGCTCGCCGGGGCGTATCCTTGGTGCGGTGAATGTCAGCGGCAAGGTATCCGATGTTTGGATGTCCGTTGGTGCAAGCGGTAAGGATGACAGCGCCACGTTGTCCATAACTGCGGACGTTAAGATTAACGGGACTTCGTGCCTTACGACCCCGCCTGTCATTGCTCATGTGAGCGGAGAGGCCAGCACGAACAAAACCACCAAGGTATCCGGTGATACCGGTGTGACGCAGCGCGTCTTGGATACGGATAACAATGACGTATCCCAAGGTGATGTCTTGACTTATGACGTGACCCTGACGCGAACAGCAACCCCCACGACCGAAATGAACGCAGTGGCGGTTGTTGTGGAATTTGAACCCGCGTGACCATAGGAGCAATCGATGAAGATCGAAATTATAAAGACGTTAAAGTGCTCTACCGTCTGGAAGAAGGGTGCAGTGTTTGACGACGCTGTTTCCCCGATTCCAGGCGATATCATAAAGGAAGTCGAGAACGGCTCAAAAGCTGTTCGTGTGATTGCAGCCGAGAAACCCATTGCTGTGGTCGAACCTGAAATCGAGATCAAAGAACCCGTACAAAAACTGACCTTTAAGCCACCCGATGACAAATTACTTGAATTTGCCAAAGATAGCCCAAGGTCGTTTATGTCAGAGACAACATCCGAATTCACCTTTCCGGAGCTGGAGAGGCTGATCGAAAAAAACACATCTGTAAAAGCAGTAGCGCATTTGTTGAACGTGTCTTACCAGACAGTGCTTAGATGGCGAACAGGAAAAAGTAAGCCGAAAGATAAAGTGCTAAGGAAAATCAAGCGGGAATTCAAGAAGGTGAAAGCTGATGACCAGGGATGAGCTTATAACGAAGCTCCAGCAAGAAGTCAAGGGGCTTACTTCGAGCCTTGATTATGTTGATTACGAAAATGCTGTTAGCGCGGCTGAGCGGGATACGGGGTGGTCACTACCTCAAACGGCGAGCTTCAACATAAAATGGTTGATAGACCGTTCAAAACGTCATCTGTTTTTCTATTTGCTTTCCGAGTCTGCATCGAAGTTTAGGTTCAAGGCCATATATCTTCAACATAAGTTCGAGCATTACCGAGCGCTGGTCTCAGACATGGATAAACGGTTTGTCGAAGCGCAGGTAGAGTTCGCATTTGAATTCGCTGGGGTACCGGCTTATGAAATGGCAGGCACGAAGATTGACGCTGGTTTT